ATACGAGTAGAAAAAGTAAATCTAAACGGCTCTTTCTTTTCTTTCTTTACTTTTTTCCACATTTCATCTCATTTTTTAGCAGCTTTTAAAGTTTCTTTCATTTCTTTTTCACAATTGATTAAGATATCTTTAATACTATCTGCATCAATTTCATCACATTCTTCTCCAAGAAATGCTTGAGTATAAATAAGAATTGCGGCAACAAGATCATCGCGGCAAGTATCTAAATAAGCTTCATTTGCTTTTGTTTCTGCTTCCTTTTCCTCTGCAATCCGTTCGCTCGCAGAATTTAATTGCTTTTTAAAATCTTCTAATAAATCCTCTTCTGTTTTTCCAGATTTTAAAGCTTCATATAAATCCATAATTTTTTCACTCCTTTATTTTTATAATTATATTATAACAAAAATTTTTTAAAAAGTCAAGTTTGTGCGTTTTGAATTTTTTATTTTTTTTAATTATAACAAAAATTTTTGAAAATTTCAAGAAAAAAATCTGCAGGATGCGGTCATATGAAGTGCGGAGTGACGGGACTGGTCCTGCTGCCCGCAAAATTCTAAGTATGGAGGCCATATATTTAATTTTGGGAATCTAGGGGACGGAGCCATATGGGCCAAGGTTCTGGAAAAAAAGCCCATATGGCATGAGAATCGGGGAAGCGGGCCTGGGCGGTGGCCCGCGGCCCGGAGAGAGCCCCAACTAACTATAGTTAGATTAATCTAATTATAGTTATAAAAAAATAAGGCGTTTCCGCCTTATTCTTCTAATTCCCATTCGCTAGGAACAACAGCCCCATTTTCTTCAAGAGTAGTGCAATAATCGTAAAAAGGACATTTATAACATTTGTTCCAACTATCTTGATCGGCACAACCTTCTTTTATTAGTTTTAATCCTTCTTTAATTTTTTCTTTCCAATTCATTAAAAAATCTCCTCTTTTTCTTCTTCCTCTGTCCATTCACAAATAGGGCAGAGGAAGTCACAAAGTTCATCATCTGACCAATCACATTCATACACAGGTTCTCCGCATTCAGGGCAAGTGTAAAATCTTTCTTCCCAATCTACATAAACCCCATAAACAGTATAAAGATAAGTTGCACGCTGTTCCCATGCAGATCTAAGATCTTTTTTCATTTTATTCATCCTCTGTATCTCTTTCAATATTCCAAATCATATCATGAAAAGCTTTGTTAATAAGATAGGCAATATCGGTTACATCCATGTACTCTTTGTAATCCTCAAAAACAGCTGTGATTTCATCTCTTTTGGTGTCTGCAATACTCATAGCAAGTTCTCTCATGATTTCATCCATTATTTTATTTTCCTTTCTTTTGATGATTTTATTATAACAAATCTTTTTATAATTGTCAACACTTTTTTTATTTTTTCGCCCGGGCCTGCGGAGTTAGTCTCCGCAAACCTCTTTTCTTTTTCTCTGTACAATCTGCCAACAAGCGGAATAGATATTATCTTTATATTCCAGACCAGACCGAAGAACCGCCAACATAATCTCTATTTCAATTTTTACATCTTCTAACCCAGTGTGACTTTCAAGAAAATCTACTTCATTTTTCAGAAATCTATAAGCAATTTCCGCACTTGTCTGAATATTATTGCATTCAGAAACAAAACCATTTTCAAGCGCAAAAAGAATATAATTTTCGGTGTTTAAAATTGAAGTGCAAGCCATATTCCAAATACAGAAAAACTCTGTTCCATAAGGGAAAAACCATTTAATCAGTGAACCGCTAATGTATCTGATATCATTTCTTGTCGCTCTGTTATCAAATCCCATGTTGTAAGCGCCGACTTTGTTCACATTATATTTTTTCATATCGGCACGGATTTCTTTACGAATGTTACAAATTGATTTCATAACACGCTTGCCTGCCTTTAAATCATCCCAATACTGAGGAATTTTTTCAGCAAAATAAGCCCCGCTCATCAGCTCTTTATCTAAAAAGATTTCCGCAACAACGAAAGATTTTTCTGTGAGGATTTCACCAGTTTCAGTATTAACAATAGCATAGCCTACATCATAGGGGAGCGGCTGTTCTACAGAGTTTGCGGTTTCAGTGTCAATTACAAGTACGTTCATGTTCATTTTATTTTTTATTTCCTTTCTTTTGATAAATCTATTATAAGAGAGTTTTGGGAAAATGTCAACTATTAATTTTATACAAATTTTTGATAAAAAATTTGTGTATTTTACCTATTGACAGGAAAACTGGGCCGGTGCGATCGTGCACCGGCCGCCATTTTATCATACTTTTTTAGGTTTGTCAAGTAAAAAAATATAAAAAAAATAGCTGATTTTTCGTGTGTTTTGACGAAAAATCAGCTAAAATTATTATTTTTTAGTGGTTCTCTGTTTAATTAAATCCAGTTTATAGTGATTTTCACCAACATTAAACTCAATAATCTTGCTTTTATTGGTGATTTCTGCGGTGAAGCCCGCATTTTCTAAACAATCCGCCAGAATTTTGATTAAATTTTCCTTTTCTTCGTCGGGTTTTCTCTCTCTTTTGACGGTTTTTCTAGGCTTTTCGGTTTTAGCTTCATGGCTTACTTTGTTGACTTTGGCTTTTGCGGTCAGCTCTTCCACGACTTCATTTTCAAGATAGCCTTCATCTTCCAGCCACATCTGAATAGCTTCTTCTTTTGACAGTTCCAGCAATTTCATGCTTTTATTGATTTCAGCATCAGGAATGCGGATGTTTTTTCCATTAAAATTGTAATTCATAAAAATACCTCTTTTCTTTTGATAAATCTATTATAGCATTCCTTGCTAGAGCTGTCAAGCTTTTTTGTGGGGGATTTTATCCCCCACAGATCAGGCTACCGCAAAGTAGGGAGTCTTTTTTACATACTCTTTCTTCAAGGTTTTAGCGTTGACAAGATCAGTCAACATGTGAGTAATGCGCTGATTGGTCAGGCCCTGAAGAGAAGCGATCTCTGCCTGAAGTTCCTTGATGGTCTTAGGCATATCAACCTCAGTGAGATAGGCTACGATCTCAGCCTTAAAGCCATCATTTTCAATCTGAGTCTTTGTAGGCTTCTTGGGAGAAGTTGCTTTACGGTTCAGCAGATCAATCTCGTGATCAATGAATGCTACCATTTCCTCATTGTCAGCTACTACGTTGCGGATTTCCATGAACATTTCTTTCTTTGTCATAAGGCACTACCTCTTTCTTTTGATGAATTTGTTTTTCTTTATCTTATGTATTTATTATATCATAAGGTTTTTATTTTGTCAAGAACTTTTTTTATTTTTTATTTCTTGGCAGATGTAAGAACCGTGCTTTCAATTCGAACTGCCTATCACCGCAGTGAGTCGCTCCCGAAATTCATAAGGTGTAGTGATAATTTCTTCCCTTATTTATCTTACATCTTTATTATATCACAAGGCTTTTGTTTTGTCAAGAACTTTTTTTAACTTTTTTAAGTTTTTTTTGTGGTTGACTTCTTTGACTTCCCTTACCTTGTATATATATTATAATAAAAATTTTTAAAAAAGTCAATATAGTAATATTATACTAATTTTGGGAATTTATAAGTTGAAATTTTGTTTGTTTTTTTACTTGACAAAAAGGTGCGACATGTGGTAAAATGGAATTTCGGCGTTTTTGCGCGCAAAAACGCCCCGCCATCTCTGGCGAAGCGTTTCTTTTTTGGGGAGTCTGAGGAAGAGTTACTCTTCCTCATTCTCGTTGCCAAGAGCAAAGTAAGCGACTTTCTTGACGTAGGTACGAGCGACTTTTCCGTCCTTGCGGAGGTCAGTCAGCATATGGGTTACACGCTGATTAGTCAGGCCAGCAATAGGAGCGCAGACCGCACAGAGTTCCTTGATGTTCACAGGAGCATCCACCTCAGCCAGAGCCGCAAGGATATCAGCCTTGAAAGCTTCATTCTCAACCTGCGTCTTGGTAGGCTTGCGAGTTCCAGTACGCTTCTTTTCCAGAAGGTCGATCTCATGGTCGATGAAAGCCACCATCTCTTCATTATCAGCAACAACTTTACGAATTTCAGCAAACATTTCTTTCTTAGTCATATTGACACGTCCTTTCTTGAATTGGCTTATTGCCTTTCTTTATCTTACATACTTATTATAACAGTTCCTTATTCAATTGTCAAGCACTTTTTTATTTTTTATTTTCCTATTTCGGGACAGCGGTGGTTGGCCAGTTCCACCGCCTTATTTGTCCCTTCTGCCTTTATAGTCATCAGGCGGCAGTCAACCCTTTAATCTTAAATCGTGTCATCATAATTTAAAATCCTCTTAAAAATTAATTTAATATACTGTTTAATCAGGTACGGCGGGTCTCTCATGATTATCATTTCCTTTCTTTATCTTATGTATTTATTATATCATAAGACTTTTTATTTGT